CTTGGCCCCCTAAATAATCGTTCCATCCGTCAATCCCGATGGTTTCCCATTCTTCTTGCGTAGGTTTCCACTGCTATCAATCCAAAGGTAGTAGCTACCCAGTTTCAACATTTGTTGCGCCACTAGGATAGCCGGCGCTTGTTCTGACGCATAAGAGGAGTTCACAGCTAGTCGCTGAATGGCGATCATGAAAGCGGCATCGACAATGTACATGGTACCGAGAGGGGAGAGCCCCTGGCGCAGATGCAGCCGTTTCGACTTCTCCACCGCTTCAAGAGCCTTGCTGATCTCGCCACGATATCTCGCAGCAATAAAGGCGGGCATCAGCGTGGGGAAGGCATCGATGTTGCGACCCCACCACGAAGGTTGATCACGGTCCAGCTTTTCCCAGCCATGGTTCCACTTCATGCGGTATATCTCGGGAGTTGTACCAGCGGGAACCTGATGCAGTTCTGGGAAGAGTCCGGCCATACATGATGGATACCAGTTGCTGCCAATCTCATCGGGAATTAGGTTTGTGGTTGACCAGTTCCACTCCTTGCTGGAAGTCTGGTAAAAAAGCCCGATCCCCACTGCAAGAGGAGCAAGGAATTGTGAATAATAATAGGTGTCTGCATCATCCCGAGCCGTCATCTCGACAATAAGCGCCCGAAGCCCGGCATACACCTCGCAGTTGTCCATTAAGTAAGACGTGCCCCATATGACGTGATCCCCCGTAAAATCGTTTTGGAAGGTCTTAGTCAAGCCGGTGTAGGTCGGATTAACGTACTGCCATTGCACGTCGCCATCCACGATGATCGCCCCATAGACTGTGCTCGACGGAGCCATACTGCCAGTAGAGCCAGATAGGATGCAGCGGTACGTGTTGCCGTTAGAGGTGTATTCATCACCGAATTTCACCATGGTTGATGCTGTCCACGGAGTGTAGTCCTTGATCTGGGCCAGCACGTTGTGGTACATAATATTTTTAATGGTGGCGAAATTAGTTTCACCTGCCGCGTTAGCTGTGTCGAGCCACGCAAAGTCCAAGGTATTGTTGACATAGGCGCAAGCCAAAGCTACGAACATGGAAGCATAGGAATCATGAGAATCCGGGTTGCGATACTGGCTCATATCCGCCCTAGTGTCGTACCAGTAGTATTTCCATCCGCCGTCCGCGCTCTCCCGCATCCAAGTCCACGTGATACCGCTATCGGTGAACGTCCCCCTGGAAGCGCTCGTGGACCTGTTTGGCGAAGTGACACCACAGGCCTGGGCTAATGTGGTTGATGCCCTCCAAATATCGCCGTTGGCGACGCGTAGGTCCCCGTCAGCTATAGTTTCCCCAGGGGTGATATTCGGATAATCGCCCGGATTCCTGAAGAGATACTTCCAGGTTGCCGTGCCATCGACGATCCCAGTACCAGTCCCGCTGGGAGCCATTGTCCCCGTGATGCCTGACGCGGTGCATTCGTAAACCCCATGGTTGGCAATCCGCTTGTTGCCTATGACGACCGCTACACCGCTAAGCCATGGCACTACGATGTGTTTTGTTGCACAGTTAAGCAGGGCTTTTATCCTGGAAGGGTTATAGTCTGAGATGGAGTACATAGCACTGAAAACGAAATACCAGAGGACGCCGTTGTTCTGCCCGTAGCGGAATGCTCCTTTATATGTTGAATCGGCAAAATATGCCCACTTGACGCCGCCATCCTCAATCACAAAGAGGCCCAGAGCGGCATCCCAGAATGATGGCATGCCCTCAAGAGCTGTGGTACCGGTTAAGCCGTAAGTGAACGCCTGATAGATTCGATTGGCACTTTCCCGGAGATCTCCGTAAAAGATCGTTTCATTCGCTGTCCAAGGGGCAACGGATTCCGGAATATCGAAGGCATGCATCACAGTATCAGCATGGAACGCTCCCTGTACCGGCTGTTTTGGCGTTGGCGAGGTAAGCCGCCAGTCAAGGACCCCTTGAATGGTGTTGACGCCGCTATTGAGGATCTGGGCGATCTTCAGCTTATCCACATGTCTAGTCAGTTTCCAGTAATTTTCTCCTGGCTCGGTCACTACTCCGCCAGCAGAATCAAGGTAGATATCCATGTACTTGGCGGGTTGGATGGCGATGATAGTCCCGGTGAACTCAATAAGCCTACCGTCGATGTAATAACGGCCGGCGCTGATGGTGAGCTCAATTCCGCCTGCTGTCCAGTTCAAAGCCATGCCCGATAACACATAGGGATAAAACACGTCGGGATACTTTACGGAAGCAACCCCGCCTTCCCCACTGCTGCCCCCTCTCTGCTGCACCACCATCGTCAGGCGGTCGAGGGCAGTCTCCACGGCCTCTGGGAAAAACCCGCCCTGATTACGTAGATCGAGGGGTTGCAGTTCAGATACCGTACGCGCAATTTCGAGAGTTTCCCCTGAAACTAGGGGCGATTTGAGCGTGACCGTTCCCCCGGCGTACCCCATCGCCCCGACCAGTGTATAGTTTACCTCTTCAATAAGGACCAGTGGAGTTCCCTGTGAATTGATTTTGGTTACTGTAATATCCGAGTTCACCAGAAACCGAAAACCGAATAAAAATGGGCCAGGCGAACCATTGCCGTGAAAGCGAGCTGTGCAGGCCGTGCTGGATACAGTCATTGCTGGTGCCTCCTGTTGATGAGGATGTCCGTAGCCCGGTTCCAGGATGTGTTGTGGCTGTAGTCTCCAGTCAGAAGATCGTGGAGATACTGGGCGGTATTTGTCGCTGGGCTGCCTTTTCTCCCGATGGCGTACAGTCTGGTCTGTACCGCTTCACAGGCGGCTTTGCTCGCCTTGGAGACCGGCGGGTCGAGTACTTCCTGAGTTACCTTCCCCTCAATATGAGCGGTCACTCCATCCGCAGGCGAGATGTCGGTAAAGAGTCCTCTGGCCAGGTGTGCCAGGAACCAGGGGAGGAATGCGTTGTTAGCCTCCGGCGGGAGGTTTCGCAAGATTTCCTTCAATATCCCGATAGCCACAATGGCGAATAGGAAGGGCATGGTGCCGTCGGCCCGCTTTGCCCTTCGGTCGGCGTGGGGGCTATCAGAGCCGATTACCTTGTTGTAGCGGATCAAGGCAGGGCCGATGAGCGTGGCCAGTTCCCACGCCTTTGCGGTGCGTTCCTCAGACGACAGGGCGCCGGCCCGACCGATGTCCGGAATCATGCGGCATGCCTCGTCGGCATGGCGTACTGCCTCCATCCCGTCCATACCCTTGGACTGGGCCTCCCGATAGCCGGAAATCCACGCCATCATGGCCGCGACCCTGGCGGCCCCTGCGCAACCCTCCACGATCCAGCGTTGCACGTCATCCAGAACCGTGCCCTCGCCGTCCGGTTCTTTGCGGACCTTGGTCGTGGTGCGTTTGATGTCGTTGTCCAGAAGCCGCATGTGCTCGGAAGATTCCACGGCTAAGCGGTGCACGGCCAAGGGACTGCGCAGGTACTCAAACGAACCGCGCACCACATGCGTCACATCCAGACCCAGCATGGCCCGACTGGCGCCACTCACGATGTCGGCCACGGTATCGGCTGCCTTCAGACAGACAATACGCGTGGAAGCCCTGGCACACACCTTCCGGCGAATATCCTCCAGCCAACGGGACGAGTCGCGTCCCGGGCCGTCCTGTTCGATAGTGTCGGCGACCCAGCCCAGAAGATTCTTGTAGGCCGGCTCCCCCAGACGGCCCACAATCGCCGCCTTCACATCCTTGTCCTTCAACAATCGCTTCGCCTGGGAGGCGAACTCACCAAGGGTGATCAGGGTGACGATCCGGTCCAACTGCCGGACAACAACGCTCTCTAGATCAATGGAGAGGGGGTCCGCGCCCACCTTCCCCATCCCGTCCCGGAGGAACATCCGGCCCGGCAGTTCAACATCCAAAGCAGCCTTCCCATTGCCCGGGTAACGCGGATCGAATGCGACCGGATAGTGCCCTCCTTCGAGGATGCCGTTGGCCACCTCTATCGGCCCGGTCTCAATCCAGACCGGCTCCGTGCCGCTCTGCCGGCGCACAAGCACCTCCATCTCCGGTTTCAGCGACTCAATCGCCTTCCAGACACCGTTCACCACCTCGATCTCCCCGGCACTCAGATGCCCCAGAATCTCCTGAAGCGTATCCGGGGACAACTCATGGGTGCGGCTGTCGCAGGGAAAGCGGATGCCGCCTCGCATCAGCAGATCCAGGTTATGCTCATTGCCGCAATTGAGGGCAATGGCCACCATTTCGTCCCTGGTCAGGCTGTTGTGCAGTTTCTCGATGAACACCTTGCCATGACTCCGGTCGATCCCTTTACCCGTTACCAGGGCAAAGAGGGTCGGGAAGACCGACTCCCGGAGCCTGTCCCGGTGTCTGGTGGCCTCGTTATAAGGCTTCCAGAGGAGGTCGTGCCACGGGCCGGGCGCGGCTGCCCCGTCCATGTGCTCCAAAAGGGCTTCGGGCCGGATGATGGGAATATCTATTTCCGGGGTGTGCCCTGCCACCCGGCCAAGAAACGATAGGATGGGATCAGCCACGCCCCCCGGCCCTTTGTCCGGAATGGAAGCATTGAGCCGCTCAACCAGTTGCTGCACCGCCTCCCCGAACGCCATCCCGGCCTCGCCCGTGCGAACCGTATCGATCACCCCCGCCGCATGCCCGATCATGTGCAGCGTTGCGGAGACGGCACGCAGTTCGTCCATGGGCAGATCCCGATAGTTTGCCGTCCTGTTCCGTTCGTCCAGGATCGCGGCCGGGACCGGCAGATCGATCCCCTCGTTCCGTCGCAGTCGGTCAAGGAACCGCCGCAAGCTCACCTGCCTGGTACGCTGATCTCCCGGCGGCATTTCAGTCAGGCCGAAGCGGGCGATAAGCGTTTCCATCTGCTCCCGCCCGGGACGTGCCACCGGCCCGGTGTCGGCAGTCATGCGACCGGCTTCTGCCCGGATCGCGCCAACCTCCTCCAGGGCCGTTGCCGCTTCGGTGTACAGGAAATGATTCAACACCTGGCGGGTCTTGGCCGCGGCCGCTCCGTTGAAATCCCCCCTGCCGTAGAGGTCGAATGCCTCACGGGCAGACCTGCGCTCGCCGTTCAGGTAGAGCAGCGGATTGATTGTCCTGACCGGCTTTGCGCCGATCCGCTCCCGTGCCGTTTGTCGGAAGACTGCCACCGAAGGGGTGGCAGCGGCGGCGCCATCCCCCTTCCCCTTCCCCTTCCCAAGCAGGGCCGAGATCTCGGCCCGCAGCATCTCGGCCCGCTGGTCGTTGTGCGCCGCCTTCACGGCCTCATCGGCCATGCGGCCGTCCTGCAGGAGGTCTCCGTGACGCTCCTTCATGCGCGCAGCGACCTTTGCGGCAACGAAATCACCGAGTAACGGGGTAACCATTACGGCGCGAATCATTTCGTCGGCCGAACTGAAGCCGTAATGCTCCGCCACCAGCTCCGGGTGCGCGCCAGCCCGGGCTGTAGAGAGGCGGTCCAAAGCGCTCCCCTTGGGCAGCCGTTTCGAGGACCCATCGCCATACATCCGCGCCAGTATCTGCCGGTCCAGCTTCAGCCCCGGCGTGGCGTTCCCGGCAAAATCCCTGCCCTCCCGAATCTCCTGGAGCGCCCGGTACACCGGTTCGGCCTGGGCCTCAGCAGTCACCTCGTCCCGAAGCGCAGCCTGTTCATCACGCCACCACGGCTTTCGTTCCCTGCTCTTCTCGGCCATCAACTTGCGAAGCAGCTGCTCTTTTGCCAGCTCGCCGGCCTGCCCGGCATGCTTCCGGTACCGTTCGAACTCCGCCGGGGACATCCCGACACCAGCGGCCGCGGTAAAGAGCGGTTTCATGCTCCGCATCCCGCGTACCCGCTCAATCTCGGCGTCGGTCGCCAGCATGCGGTCGAACACCTCCCTAATCTCGGGATTCAGCGTGACGTTGAGAGTGGACAGATCCTTGTAGACACCGATCATCCAGGCCTTCATGCGTTGGAACAGGGAACGCGTCTCCACGCTTGGGGCGCGCCCATCCATGATGTACGCCTCGAACGCCCGGGCAAGCTTTTCATGGTGTTCGGTCCGGATCCGGGCGCGGGAATCCACCCCCGCGAATATGAGCAAGGCAGCGTAATCGTCTCTGATCTGCCGGGGGGCGTCGGGACGTTCGGCCAGATCGCCCAGGACCTCGGTGAAGAAGTGGCCTGATTCGTGGATGAACGTGGAGAGGTCGGCGCCTCTCAGCAGGCCGATCTCGAAATTGCGGTTGTTGTCGAAGCGCAGGTAACCGCGCTTGACATTATGGTTGTTTTGGTTGAGATTAGCCTCAAAAGCAGTCGCTTTGGCCCCAGGGATCAAGGGGGACTGATTTCCGTCAGTTGAAACGCTGGGCCCGGCGTTTTCCCAAAGCGGCTGTTCATTTGCATAGTGGTCATTCCTGCCCGGAGTGGCCGTTTTTATGTCGTAATAGCTACCCCCCTCATGCGGTTCCAGCCTGACGCGGGCATACTTGAGCTTGCCGGATGTCACCACCAGATCGAGCGCCCCACCTTTGCCCTGATATACCGCCCCCACATGCTTGATAATATCCTGGACGAATTCGATGGCGGTGTTATACCCCAATGCCTCATAATCCTTTTTGTGTTTCTCTTCTATATGGGCGAGGCCCGCCTTATTGCTGCCATTTCTCAGCAGGATCGGCGCTGATTCTCCACCGATAGCTTTCCCGATCTCCGGGGTAATTTCCCCAAAAGCGTATCTCCCCTCCGCATTCTTCACAAAATTGTGAGATACCGGGGCATCCGTGCTTTGGAAAAAGTGGTCCTCCCCCTCTGGCATACGGCCGGTACCCATGAATGAAAGCCCGGTCCGGGCATCGACGACATCGCTCAATGGCGTTCTGAATATGGTGCCAAAGGATATTATATTCCGCGCCGCGGCATGGCTATCCGCCACGAACCCGTATTGCTGGGCCGTGAACGCCTCCATTTTCTGATCCGTCGCCTGGGTTTCCTGGGCGGCTGAATGGCGCATGACCTGAAATTCCAGGTCCGGCAGATGTTCATCGAACAGGTGGCCGGCGATCCGTTTCTGGCTGTCCGTCGCCGCCTTTTCCAGCCACTCGTCCCGCTTCGCCCGATAGGCGCCGAGAACGTAATCCACGAGCGGCACCCTGGCGCCGTCATCCGTCTCCACGTCGCGGGCGGAGCTGCCCTGGGTCTTGAGCGCCCCGTCGTCTCCCAGCAACAGATCGTTCTTCGTCCTCAGCACATCCGATGCGACATCGATCCTGAAATTCTGGTCCACCGTGCGCCGCATCTCGTCGGCCATCTCCGATGCCGACCGGGAGAGCGCATCCATCCCCCTCGCCAGCCCGGCCCCGAACGCCTCGCTCCCCAGCGGCGCAGATTGCGGGATGGCCACCGGCCCAATGGGGACCGTGGGATTGTCGTATCTCGGCACCTGCATCAGGTTGCCCTCCTTCTCTGCGAAGCGCTGTCCGTCGTAAAATCCCGCCCATGTTCCCCGAAGGGGTCGTAGTCGTAGTCATGCCGCCCCTCCGGCCGGGGGTGACAGCGGACGACCGGGAGCGGTGCGCCCTCCGGCGCCAGGCCGGTGAAGGGGAAACAGCGGGCGGCCTCGGGAAGGGAGATCATGGAACGTACCCCCGGCGCCGAGCCACGGCCACGGCCGCCTCCACCACCTTTTGGGAATTTCCCAGGCCGCTTTTTCCCAGGGCATCCGCCAGACCAGGCACCCGCGCCCCCATCTCGGCCACCACCCGTTGGGCTCCGGCGATGTTTCCGGCGTAATCGGCACCGTACTTTGCCAGGAGGGCGGTCTCCGTGTTCGTCCGTTCCCGGAGGATCGCGTCGCCGGACTTCTGACGGCAAAGGAAGCCGCCCGCCTCGGCCATGACCTGGGCGGCATGCTGCCCGCCCACGGCGTACTCGCCGAAGACGCTGCCCAACTGCCTCATGGCGCGGTCGATTGCCTGAGCCTCTTCATGGTCTCCGTTCAACCGGGCCTCCCGGGCCAGCGGCTCCAGGGCCGGGTTGACGATGGGCTCGAAGCTGTCCGGCACGTCGCCCCCCTCGGGAAACAAGACACTGTATCGTTCCGTTGCGCCTGCTCTCGGGCCGGTCACGCCCTCCTGCGCCGCCGCGGACGGCTTCTCCACCGGCCCGCCGCCCAGGAGCGACGGTTCCCCCGCATCCGAGACCGTCGGTGCGGCCGCTCCGTAGAGGTGTTCGGCAAGGATGGCATCGTTCATGGTTTCACTCCTTTCCTGCTCCGGATTCGGATGCTACGGTATCCTCGGCCCGTAATGCCCCGCGCTTCCCACCCCGCCCAGGATCGACCCTGCCGCGCCGAAATATCCGGCGGTCCGGGCCGCGTCCCCCCGGAACCGTTCCAGCCCGGCCTGGGCCTGGTAGCCAGCCGCCTGGCGCTGGGCGTTGTTGACGATCCTGAGGGCGTCCAGCTCGCCGATCCCGGCCGTTTCCGTCTGGAGGTCCAGGGGGGTGCCGGTGGAGGCGTCCACGCCTCCCGCCGACATGACCGCGTTCTGGCGGGCGGTCATCTGGCGGGCCTTGGCGCGCTGCTCGGCCGCGGCCACGGCGCCCCGCTCGCTGGCGTCCCTGGCCGCGTTCTCCGCCACCTTGGCATTGTAACCGATGCCCCGGATCTGGGAGCCGCCGGTCTGCACGTACAGGGCGCTGGGGCCGATGGCCACGGGCGGGACGTGGGACGAGCCGTAGGCCCCCTGGCGCTTGGTGTTGGCGCTGGCCGGGGTAAGCACCCCGTCCTGGGACCCCTTGAGGGTCCAGACCCCGTCCGAGGTCATGAGCAGCAGCTCGGTCAGCTCCACGATGTGGCGGATTTCGTTAACCTGGCGGCTGGCGATGGTGAAGGAAAAGGCGTCGTCGTCCAGGATCGGCACCCCGGCGCCGAAATCCTTATACCCCTGGGTCCGGCTCCCCCAAAGGGTCTGGGGCCTGCCGCCGCTGCCGGCAAAGAGCTGGCGCTGCTGGTAGTAGGCGGTGGCGCCGGGGTAGCCGCTTGCGCCGCTCCACGCCTCGAAGGCCCACTTGTAGGTGGGCACCGCCGTCAGGGCCTTGACCGCCGTGCCGCCGCCCGCGTAGCTCCCCATGGTGGTGGTGTCCGGGATGGCGAAGGTGTTGCCGTCGATGACGGTGATCTGGAAAGTGCCGTTGGCTTCCGGTATGCCCGCGACCCCGGACACGGTGATGGTGTCGGCGTTGGCGAAGCCGTGGTTGGCGCAGCCCACGGTGAGGCGGTCCGCCCCGGAGCCGGTCGCCAGGGTCACGGAGGTCACGGCCTTGGTCAGGGTGGTGGTCACGATCTGGCTGGGCAGTTGTTTGACCACTGTGGCGGTCGCCGACGTGGCGGAGGTAACCCCGGTGATCCTGACGATGCCGAAGCCGGAATGTTGGTACTGCCACCCCGCGCCGGGACTGCCGTCGTACTCGATCCCCTCCAGGGTGGAGGGCTTGACGGTGCCGGAGGTGCCGGAGGCCACGCACTTGTAATAGTTGCTCCCGGCCCGGATCACCTCGTTCAGCCCGTAGGCCTTCTGCACCTCCCACTTCTTGATGAACTCCGTGGGGGCCTGCTCGATAGAGAGGAGCTGCCCCACGTTGGCCGCCGTGAACAGGCTCCCGGAGGCGGTCAGCTTGATGCTGCCGGTGGCGGCCGACACGTAGAGCGTGACGGAGTCGTCCACGTTGACGTCCTCGAAGGGGCCGTTCACGTTGGTGAACTCCTCCAGGGTCCAGGCGTAGTGGCTCAGCCGCGACAACTGCCGCGGCTTGTACCCGGGATGGCAGAGGGTCAGCACGTCTGCCGACTGGGTGTACTTGAGGAGCGGCAGATCGGCCTCGCCCCACGGGGTGGCGATCTCCACCGGCTGCCCCGCGTTAGCCGCCCCGGCCGGGTAGACCACCTGGGCGCCACTGTCCCCCATGAAGACGCGGATGCAACGGTCCCCGAATTCCAGCACATAGCTCTGGGTGGTGGAGAACTGGAAGGGGATCAGCCGGGAACGTTTGGCACTGTCCTTGACCTCGGCCAGCATGCGGGTGCCGGGGCGGTTGGCCACGCCTCCGTACTGCATGACCAGGAAATTTCGGCAGGTCCTGAGCCCGGTCAGATACCGGGCCAGGTCCACGCGCCCGTACAGGGACGGCGCCAGTTCTCCGGCGGTGAAGGTAGTTTGGGGGATGCCCTGGCCCATGCTTGACTCCTTAATTCTGACGAGGGTCGAGAGATGAGCGTTGGCAAGCCAGCCCCGATCTCTCAACGGTTTATTATCTTCTCGCCCTGATGAAATCGCTCTCCGGTTCGTCCGTTACCCGCCCCTCGTTCAGGGCGTCGGCCCCGGCCTCCAGCAGGGCCTGGGCGTACATCCTCTGGGCCAGTTGCGCCCGGTTCAGGTCCGTGGTCAGGGGGATGGCGATCTCCGCCGCCAGGGCCCACGCCAGGGCCGAGGTAAAGGCAGGCGGGAACAGGGCGACGTCGGTGATCCGGGCGGTGTACTCGACCTCGGCGTTCGGGAGGTCGGTAAGGATGGCACGGGCCGCGCTGGCTTCCGCCTCGCCGATCTCGAAGGGCGCCGCGTTCCCTCCGGCCCGTTCCCCGGCCTGCACGAGCCTGCGCACCTTCAGGCAGTCGCCGGGGTAGTGGTAGCGGTACTGCCAGCAGGAGGGGGGCGAACCCAGCTCCTGCAGGAGGACGTATTTGCGGGCAAAGGTCCAGGGCCAGGCCTGGAGAACCCGGTCCCGCACCGGTGCGTAGAACAGGTTGCACACGTCCGCCTGCTGGCTCGCCTCCCCCACGGATTCGATAAAGAGAGTCACACCGCAACGCGCCAGGGCCATATTGCAGATCATCACCTCGGAGATACTCGCGGAGAGGTATTCCACCACGTACAGCATTCTGATGCCCGGATCGGCCCCAGCGGCCTGCGCCATGACCACCAGTTCCCCCAGGGTGTCGCAGTCGGCCGCCGTCAGGTCGATGGTGTACCAGCCCTGGCCCCGTTCCGTGACCACCGGGAAGATGGCCGCGAAACCGCCGCCGTTCCGGGAGATGGTCACCGCCGGGGTCAGGCCGGTCAGGCCCGAGACATGATCCACGGCGTCGATCATGCGCACCATGACGCTGGTGGCGGTATTGAGTTGTACGTCGTGCATGGGTGCCTCCGTGGGGTTACCTGCCCCGGTTACCGGAATGTCCCCCTCCCTTGACGGGAGGGGGTCAGGGGGTGGGTGAAGCGGCCACATGCTCATGCCATGGCGACCTCCCCCCCACCCTGGCCCTCCCCCGCAAGGGGGGAGGGAACTTTTTACTAGTTGACGGTGAAGCCGCCGGCGTAGGTGGCATTGTCCTGCACGTCCGTGGCGATCCAGGCGGAGAAATCCCCCGCGGTGAGCGGCCCGGTGGCGACCAGGTAGTTCAGGGCCAGGTACTGTTTGAAGGCCGCCGAGGGGAGCTTGAACTTCAGGGCGGTGTTAGACCCCAGGGAGGCCTTGGGGATAGCCCCCGAATCCAGCACCGTGACGGCCGTGCCCATGGCCGGGGAGGAATCGGTCTGCACCTGGAAGCTGACCGTGGCGGCCCCGGCAGCGGTTGCGGCGGCGCCCACCCGGATATAAAGGAACAAATCCTCCCCGGCGCCGATGTTGCGGGCCGCCGCGATGTCGATGACATTGGTTGACGGGGCCGTGGCCGTAACGGCCTGGGCCAGGCTGAGTTCAAGGGTCTTGTCGAGAATCATGAGCTGTGCTCCTTTCTGTTCGTGTAGGGGCGGCGCTTGCTCCGCCCAAAGGTGGCGCGGCAAGCAGCGCCCCTGCGGCATGCCTTACACCACCGCCGCCTCGGCCAGCGACAACTGGTCGCAGGTCTTGATGGGGATGCCCATGAAAGTGGTCTTGAACTGCTCCGCCGCCTCCCGGATGGCCAGGACGTTGGACGACTTGGCCAGGGCCTGGATGTCCAGCATCTCCCGCACGGTGCGGTTGGCGTAGAACACCGGCCGCCCCATGGTCAAAAACGGGATGCGGTGGATCGCCTTGATCATCAGTTTGATGATGTCGGCGGCCGAGGATTCGGTGACCAGGTTGGACACGTCCACGTTGCAGATGCGCACTGCATAGCGCCAGTCCTTGACCACCAGGCCGTTCTTCCACTGCCACCAGTCCTTGTAGGCCCGGTAGAAGCCGCCGTTGGTGTCGGTCACGTCCTGGAGCCCCAGGTCGTCGTGCTGGAGCCCGGCCTTGCTCCCCTTGGGGTAGATGCCGAAGATGGAGTTCTCGCCCCACACCACCAGCCAGATGGAGGTGTTGTCGGAGCCGCTGCCCCCGCCGCTGATGACGTTCTGGGAGACCGGCACCGTAGCGGAGAGAGTATTGTAGCGGGGGGTGAGTCCGTTGAAGCGCTCCGGATTCACGGACGAATCTCCGTAAAACAGGGTCTGGGCCATGGTCTGGTTCATGGCCTCCACCTCGGCCACCCCCTCGGAGAGGCGGAAGGCGGCGGTGTTGCCGTTCAGCTCGGCCACGTCCTTGTCCACGTGGTTCCTTGCCTCCAGCATGCCGCAGGTGTCCACCACCGGGGTGCGGGTGGATTTGGACGGCTGCACCCCTTCGTACAGCTTGCGCCAGGTGGCCGAGGGAAGGCCGGTGCGGATCACGGAGCGGTGCCCGGTCTCCAGGTTGGATTCCTTGAAGGGCATGTCCTCCAGCACCGAGTTGGTCTGGTTGAGAAGTTCCGCGACGGCGGCCACCTTGCCGTCGGGGTCGAGGCCGTTGGCCACGTCGATGAGCGTTGCCCCCTTGCTGCCGATTGTTGCCATGGTTGGTCCTTTCATTTTGAGGAATGGTGGTGCATGCTGCTTACGTACTGGCTATTTTCCGGGACCTCCAGGTCCTATAGGACGTATACGTCCTACAAACCGGCCCCCCTTCTCACCCAAACCCTCACCCCCCGGTGACCGTCTTCCGGAAATACAACGACACCCTGGCCTGACCGGTGATCTTCAGGTAAAAACCGTTGGGCGAGGCGACGTTGAGCCCCATGACGCCGCCACTCTTTTCCGTGGCCGGGATATCCAGCTCGGAAACGATATCGGCGTCCGTTCCCTCCACGCTCCCCTGGAAGACCTGGACCGTGGCGTCGGCGGTGACCCGCGCCGTCCACCCCACCAACTTGGCGGGCTGCGCCGTGACCGGGCCGCTGGCCGTTAGTACGCCCGTGCATTGATTGCGCTCGTTCATGGCTCAGGCCTCGGCGTTGAAGGTGCAGTCGTAGGTGAACTGGATGCTGTCGCCGGCCACCACGTTGATGGCCGCGAACACGGAGCGGTCCATGAGGATGCCCCCCGTTGCCGCCGACAGGATGCCGTGCTCGGTGACGGCGTACGATCCGCCCGGCGTGATGGTGGCCACGGTGCGGTAGATGTTGCTGCCGTTGTTGGTCTGGGTTCCGGCTACCCGCGTTCCCACCTCCGTGACCAGGGCCGCATCCGTATTGGCCTCGGCCGCGGCGCCGGTACCGCAGGCGTGATACTTGAACACGTCCATAGGGTACGTTGTGGAGTTCTGGAGTGCAGACACCATGCGGTCCCGGAAGGCCGTGGTGATCTTCTGCACACTGATGCAGCCGTGATCGGTATATGTCCCGTCTGCGTGGAACACGCGACAGGACAGCACACCCCATATCTCTCCCATGACGCCGCGATAACTGGATACCAGGGCGTCAATGGCTTCGGCGTCGGAAATGGCGCGGCCACGGGGCACCTTGCCTGTGCGGAGCCTCCGCCCCAGCCACCAGCGGCGAAACCGGGTGAACAGCCCGTCGATCATCTTGCCTTCCTTGTCCCGCCACTCCCATCCGAATATTTTCATGTCTCTACCCTCCGATGATCTTTTTAAAGCCCGAACCGATGATCCTGAGCAGGCCCATGGCTGCCGCCACAACCGGGTTCACCACGGCTGCAACCGCCCCGCTGATGGTCCCCATGATGCCGGCGACCGATTGATGCAGAATGGCCCCGTGCCCCGTGTCGCCGCTTGCCGCCGGCATGCTCCCGGAAAGCCCCCGGGAAGTCAGTTTGACTACTGATCCGTTGGCCGCAGGCACCGACCCGGTCAGCATCTTCCCTGTCCGCTTGGCTATGGAGCCTGAAGGGGCCGGGAACGAACCCGCCAAGGCCTCTCCGTATGCTCCGTTGCGGGTCGCCGTTCCGGCGGGAGAGGGGAGCGCCCCCGCCACACCCTTGCCCACCGACCTGGAAGCGAACGCCCCACCAGGTGCCGGGAGTGCCCCGCTAACGCCTTTATTGGCCTTACGGACAATAACCCCGCCGGGGGCCGGAACCGAGCCGGCCAAAACTTTGAACACGCGCTTTGCCGGAGAACCGGAAGGCGCCGGAAAAGAACCGGTGACGGATTGGTTGTAGGTGGTGCCACCACCGCCCGTACTTGGCTTAAACGATGCAATACACAGATCGGCCGCCGTTACTGATACATTTGCCGTAAATCCCGCCGAAATGGCGGCGGCGGTTGCCTGTACGTAATACCCGCACGTGTCGGCACCAGCTAAGCGGCCTATCTCCGAAAAGGGTGAGTTTATGACGAGCGATGAAGAATCGCCGTCGATATCCCCGCACATCGCAACCAATAATCCGCCATTCTGGGCGGGAGTGATCGGTCCGGCGGCAGGTGTTGTACTACCCGAAACCTTGACAGATGTTTTCTGGTCTAAGGGATCGCCTGTATTCAACACCCCGGAAAACTCGCAAACCTGGAGCGTTATCCAGTTTGCGGTGGACCCTGAGAGGTTGGCAGATACCGTGTTGCTTCCGCCCAGGGTGTTGTATTTGTAATAAATTGCCGTGCCTTGCCGTAATGTCGCATCCCAATATTCGGCTGCCTTGGTCCAGGTCTGGCCCAGGCTGTCGGTGACCCCGGACAGGGAATCGGCGTTGCCGTCCCCGTGGTCGATAAAGGCGATCAGGAGATTACCGGCGGACACATTTGCCGAAAATGCGCAGGAGACCGATGAGTGATAAGTATTGCCCCAGGCGGCGTCGTTTCTGTTTTTCGAGCCCGCTACCAGTGCGATTGCCATTGCATGCCACCCCTTGCCCGGAACCTGTCCGCAACCAGACCCTGTGGATCAGCTCTTACCCGGCACTCCCGTAAAGCCGGTCCTCGATGCTCTTCTTGCCGCCGCCGGGCTTGCTGCCGGGCAGCACGATGGTGTCCTCCCGCATGGCGTTCCCCATGCGGACCATGAGGCGGATCAACTCGGGGTGATTGCCCAGCCCGAACCGGTTGAGGGTTGCCGTGAGCTCGGGGGTGCCGAAGGTGTTGAGCGCCCGCTGGGCCACCTCCACGTTGCGGGCGAACCGCTCGCCGCCGATCTCCCCGTCCGTCCTGGCCGCCTCGGCCCACCCCGTGACGATGCCGTTCCAGGCCTCCAGGCGCCGCGCCTCCACCAGGGGGTGCACCTGGGTCAGGAGCCGGTCGAAGAGGAGCTGCGCCTTGTCCTGGGGCAGGTCCAGCTCTTTTGCTATGGGCTTGAAGGCCTCCAGCGCCTGGGCCACCACCTCGTCCCCTTCCGGGATGGCGAACTCCCCGTACTGCTCCGGCGCGCCCGCCGCCTCCCGGTCCTCGTCCGCCGCGGCTTCCGCCTCGCGTGCCTCCGGGGCTGCTTCCGCCGGAGTTCCCGCGCCGCTGGCGGGCTCGCCTTCGGGCGGGGTGCCCACCTCCCCTTCCGCCGCTCCCATGAGCAGGAACAGCGGGAACAACAGAACCCTTCTAAGCCATGTGGTGCGCATCTTCATCCTCCCGTTCTCTGAGTCCCTTGGCGAGACGCATCATGTCCAGGTACTTCTCCGGGCAGGCGGCCATGATTGCCCCCACCACCCGGAGCCCCACGTTGCGCTGCCCCTCGTTCATGGCCATCACCAACGGATCGGACGAAAAGGACGAGCGGAACACCCCGCTTTGGGTGAGGAGCCGCCAGAGAAAGCGCCGCCCCGCCGGGAGGGACATGAGGCTGTCCAGGTCCGCCAGCTCCTGTTTTCCCGCGCCTGGCTGCGCCATGTCAGGCCGCCCCCAACAGGCGGGCCAGGGCGTTGGTGTCGCCCACGCTGGTCTCGCTCAGGGTCTTGGCCGCCTGCGCCGCATCCACCATGGCCGGTGTCGCAGCCGTCATCTGCTGCGCCTGCCGGGCCCTGGCCTTTTGGGCGCGCAGCCCCTTCACCGCATCGGCGGAATTGATCACGTTGGGCGGCACCCCGTGCATGGTGGCGTACTCGTCGATGGCCGCGTCGATGTTCAGCTTGTCCACGGCGTCTGCATTCATCTGGGCCAGGTTGCCGATGTAGCCAGCCACCCGCTCCATGTTGGCCGTGCCGATCAATTTCTGGGCCTGGGCCATGATGCTGATGTACTCGATCTTCAGCGGCTGCCCCTGCAACTCCTGCGGCGGACGGGGGATCATGCCCCGGCGCAGCATGATGGCAAAGGTCCGGTCGATGGCCGGGTCGTACAGCTCCTCGCCGAAGCGCTCCATGGTGGGGCCCAGCACCAGCAGTTTCTCCTGGTGGCGCTCCTCCACCTCCCGGGCCGTCACGTTGGCGGTGTCGGACATGGCGAACATCTGCATCAGGTCCTCGAAAAAGATGGTGCGGATCTCCCGCTTGATGGCCTCGATGTCGGCGCGGATCTCGTTGATGTTGGGGTTGAACTGGTAGGCCGGGCGCAGCCCCGCATTTTGTTGAGCCGCCAGATTATCGATATAGGTCACATCCCCCGGTAAGATGGAGGTGCGCTGGGTGCGCAGCGACGCATCGGCCAGCATGGGGGGACGCACCAGCTTGTCCAGCGCCTCGGCCTTGCGCCGCTCGCAGAACTGCAGCCCCTTCACCAGCCCCAGGGCGTCCATGCCGGGGGAATAGCCGTACACGTCGTCCCCCTCCACGTCCCAGCGGGGCGCCATGACCGGAAACTCGTCGAAACCGGACTCCCGCAGCACTTTGTCGCTGCTCCCCGCCGCCTCGTAGTACACGGAGCGGAACGGCTTGTCCTTGGCGTTCATCCGGGAGCCGTCGCGCCCCCGGTTCGGCTCGATGGCGTGGACGATCTCCACCGGCTGCTCGCAGGAACCCCGGTCCCACAGGGTCTTCACGGTTTGGGAGACGTTATCGAGGCCGAACTGCTGCACCACCTGGCGCGCGGTCATGGGAAACTCGCGATAGAGAGTGTCGCAACGGAGCTTGTCGTTCAGGGCCATGAGGAACGACCCCACCGGGAAGGGATAGCAGCGGATTACGGTCTCGTCGTCCTCCAGGATCGCCAGGGCCGCCGTACCGTGGCCCGCCGCCGCCCCGTAGATCTGGGGCATGACGTTGTAGAAGTTGGAGCGGGAGAACACAATGCGCATCTTGTTCTCCACGGCGAAGAGCCACTCTTTGACCGCGCTGGAGGCCATCATGTCCACGTTGTCCGTGGTCAGGCGGAACCAGGGGCGGGCCTGGGAGGTCATGCCGGCGTGCATGCCGGACTTGAGGGTGCGCAACGCAGTGGTGGCGCAGGAATTGATGATCTTGTCGTTGGCCTTGACGCCCTTGTTGCGGTCGATGACCAGATAGCGGCCCGTGCGGGGGGAGAGGAAATCAGTGAGCTCCCGCCAATGGGGGATAAAGGAACTCCGCTCCTGTTTCAGCTCTCCCAGCCGCCTGGTGACCTGCTCGCGTACCGATTCTTCAGCCATGGGAATGCGCTCCTGTCGTCGCGACGGTGCTTGTTGAATTATCCCCCCCCTTGCGGGAGAGGGTCAGGGTGGGGTGAGGTTGCCACGTATCTGACGTTGCAGCTTCACCCGCCCCCGGCCCCTTTAGGCCCCAGAGGGTCCTCCCGTCAAGGGAGAGGGGGAAAATAGTTCTTTACTGCCCCAAGAGTGTCTTGCTGACCGTAGGGGCCTGTGCCGTCACCCCCTGCGCTCCGGTCAGGATGGTATTGCTGGCCGCCATCCTCCGGCGCAGGCGTTCCGAATCCCTGGCTGCCACCACCCCGGCATCCTGTTCTTCCGGCGCCGGGGTAATTGCCGGCGCGCTGGGCGCTCCTCCTCCGCACATATGGGCCTCCCGTGACGTGTTGTGATCGTAGGGCCATCAAAACAAAAAAACGGGATTGCGTCCATGCCGCAACCCCGGGGTCTTTCCCCAAAAGTGTCTGGGGATGGGAGAGAGTCGATTTTTTTTGTGGAGGGGGTTAGGGCGGGGCTATGTGCCTGCGTGCAGGAAACAAGAAAGGCGGCCGATCGGCCGCCTTGTGGATCGTGTGTCCTGCTCGTCGAATTCTCCGCGTACCGGCATCAAGCGCCGCAATGCGGGCATAACAGGGGACGCAAGGAAACCGCTTCGGCAACCGGCCGGTTACGGCAAAGCAAGTTACGCAGGCAGTGGCTGCCTTCAGGTTTTATTCATGTGGCGTTTGCCGAGAACGGCAAGCACAAACGCGGCACAGCCGCACAGTAGCAGAGTCATGGTCGTAATCCTCAATTTCGTGTATCGAATCCCGGCACATAAACCGGGCATCTCGTCAATGTTACCCTTGTATACCGGCTGGCGCATTATCTCAAGTTAATATTAGATAACGATAATGTTACAGGATTAAGGAGAAGCCCGTAAGGGTCAAGTCTGCAAATTTTAAATTTCACGCAATGCACAATATACTTTTTGAAATTTGTAGGCCTGGCTCCTATTTAGTTTCCACCACCCACACCCTTCTCCCCCTTCTACACCCCGCAATCCCTGATTTCAACGCAAAATCAAAGTGTTAATAAAATTAACATAAAACCGCCCGTCTCCTATCCCACTGGTATCACACGAAAAAAGACACCCGAAACCTGGTCGGGTGCCTTCTGTTGTGTCATTTTGATACGAAAAAAAGTTTATAAGGGCCGCGTGGCGTACGTCATGCGGTAACCGAGAACAGGGACTGCAACGCCGACTTCTCGGCAACGGTTACCGGCTGGGACGGTTTCGGCTTGGCGGGCGTTCCGCCATCGGCTTGTGTCGAGGAGAGCGTGACCGTGTCCGCCTGCGTGCCGTCGCTTGCAGCGGCAGGTACGCTCCGCGCCCGCCTCGGTTTGTTGGCTTTATCTTCGGCCTGCTGCTTTCTCAGTTGGGTGTATTCCGCCTGGAGCTGCATTGCAGCGGCTTTACGTAAAGAGATGCTCAT